CCATTCGCGATAATCTTCCAGTGGAAAACTTATTGAGACAATATATTGATGAAACCCAAGAAGTAAATGTCAATAAGGTAGAAACTGTCGTAGAAAATAAACCACTCCCTGAATTAGAACAAGTAAAGGTCGAACCAGTAAATGAAATCAAAATATGCGATAAACCCGTGGATAAACCCGTGGATAAACCCATAGATGAAATAAAAATATACGACGAACCTATGGATGAAATCAAACTATGTGATGAACTTGTTGGTTCTGATATTATCCAAGTAGAAGATTCATCTGAAAAACAAAATAGTATTCGTTTTCATCCTGATATAACTAAAGATGACTTCAAAATAGGTGAAGAAATAAATCTAAACATAGAGGATTTAGAAGAAGACAATATTCATTTAGACATAGAAGAATTATAAATATTTCGTAAAAGAATAATAATTAAAACCTATTATTATTTTAATGATACCTTATGAATATATTTATATATCTCTTATTATTTCAGTAATTTTTTTTATATGGAAACAATTTTTATATAGATCAAACCCAATAAAAAACCAAAACAAATTATTTTTTAAGGAATCGTTTTATTTGTTTCTTATTATTTTAGGAGTATTTATTCTAAAAGATTATTATATGAAAGTACAAGAACAAAAGACACAAATATTTACAGGAGAACCTTCGTTTTAATCAGTTCATCTATATCTAAGAAGTTTTCTAAGTTATCTTGTTTATAAGAACGAAATGCAATATGGTCAAATTGTTTTTCAGGAATATGTTGATTCACATTTCTGGCTATCATTTTGTATAATTTAAAATCTGGATATCGTTCATCGCCATTTTTTTTGTACAATATATTATTATTATGATCATCATAAACCCATCCGATAATCATATCATAAATTGGAATTTTTCGAAATGTATCTATATCTTTCAAGTCATCTATTATAAAATCAAACATAGAACATGCTAACCGACATAAATCAAAACTATAATTTGGTTCTAATATTGGTTTACGAGCATTATAAAAAGGTTCGCAATTATATTGCCCGTTAGCGGTTCCATTTGGCGAAAAACTATCACTACAAAGACGAGTGCCTTGATAAGTATAAATAGATCTACCAAAATCAATTAATTTATATAATTTTCCAAATGTGGGTACCTTATAATATTGTCCTTTTATGTTGTAATATAAAAACTCTTCTTCTGTTTCAACATACATAATATTGTTTGTATGTAAATCGTTATGAGTGAACTCAAATACATTTTGATAAACATATAATATAAGCACTATTTGAAATATGGCACTTGTCAATTGTTCGATATTGATATCGTCTGATTCAAATAAACTATCCATTGTATCTACACATTTTTCTAACATAATATGTTGGCAAGGTATTTTATCAATCACTAATATAAGTTTATCCATAATACTATCATCGACTGAAGAAGTATTACTAGATTGTTCGTCATTGTCGTCAGATGATTGTTCATCGTTCGAAGAACATTCGTTGTCGTCGTCATCTTCCTGAGATGAAATACTTTCTGTGTCACTATTATCTTCTTGTTCATCAGAACTTTCGTTAGATAGGTCTTTCTCATGTATTAAATCTATTGTGAATTCTTGTAATTTTTCTTCAACTACTTGAATATCATCATCTAATGTCTCATATTCAACATCTAAAATTTCATCGCTTAATTTAATGGGTGGTTTCTTTAAATTTGAAAATAAATAATGAATATCTTTATCCTTAAATCGAAATGATTTGTTCAATTGTTCATTGAAATAATTTGAATCGCATAAATATTCAAAATCATCCACAATATTTATTTCACAATTTTCTTTTATATCAATGAAACTATTGTATACATTTATACTATGTTTGAAATTTGACAATCTACTAGAAAGCATATAAAAAAAATTATCTACGTAAGCGTAATTGTGTATAGAGTGTATATATTCTTCGTATATATTATTACATTTGTTTTCTTTAGAAGGTAATACACATAATTCATATTTTTTATATTTTCCAATTAATAACTTAACATAATCCACTAAAGGAATTGTTTTCATAAAACAATTATGATCTTTATTGTCTATGGTTATAATATGATTATTATAGTCTACTTCATATTTATAGTCTTCTAATAGAGGATTATAGTTTATTTTGAAATAGTCCAATATAGGATTATAATTTGAGTTTTCCATTATATCTTTATATATACTTTTATCAAGTGTTTTAAACTAATTGCGTCGTTTCACGTATAATCAATTATATTATATTATTATATGACTCTGAATCTTAAAAAGTTTGATATGAAACGTATTACCTTTTTAAAAAATGAAAATAAGGGACCAGTGGTGGTATTAATAGGTCGCCGAGACACTGGTAAAAGTTTTTTAGTTCGTGATTTATTATTTCATCACGTAGATATACCTATTGGTACTGTAATATCTGGCACAGAAGCAGGTAATGGTTTTTATTCGTGTCACGTTCCTAAATTATTTATTCACGATGAATACAATACAGGTATCATTGAAAATATTTTAAAAAGGCAAAAAGCAGTCATCAAGCAAGTAAACAAGCAAATCGAAACCTACAAAAAAAGTTCGATTGACGCAAGGGCATTTGTTATACTAGATGATTGTTTATATGACAATGGATGGGCACGTGACAAAATGATGCGCTTATTATTTATGAATGGTAGACACTGGAAGGTTATGCTTATTATTACAATGCAATATCCGTTAGGTATACCACCAACACTAAGAACCAATATTGATTATGTATTCATATTGAGAGAACCTTACATCGCCAATCGAAAACGTATTTATGAAAATTATGCAGGTATGTTTCCTACATTTGAATCCTTTTGTCAAGTAATGGATCAATGTACTGAAAATTATGAATGTTTGGTCATAGACAATAATGTAAAATCAAATCAATTACAAGAACAAATATTTTGGTACCGAGCCGAAAATCACAAGGATTTTAAATTAGGATCCAAAGAATTTTGGGAATTGTCTAAAAATCTCGGTTCAGATGAAGAAGATGATGTATACAATCCAGGCGATTATAAATCAAAAAAAGGTCCTAAAATTAACGTAAAAAAAACGAAGTGGTAAAAAATATAGTATACTTATAATGATAAATATTTTTCATTATTTGTTAGATTTTGTTCTACAAAATAAGATGTATTATTTATTTTATTTATTATTGATACCATTAGCATCTTTTATTTATAATATAATATTACCTGAAAGTATCGGTAATTTTTATACTCATTTCAAAAAAGTTTATTTATATTATATTGTAGTTTGCATTGCCTCATTTAATTTTTTACATATTTTCATAAACTGGTTAGCGTGGAGAGTCATACCACATTTTTATGAATTTATTGTATTGAGTATTTATGATTACATTTATGAAAACTCTTATTGTAATTATGAAAATTTAAATATTACTGAAATCATTATAAAATTATCAAAATTGCCTTTGATTTTACAAGATGCTTTGAAATCATTCAAAGAAGAATTTTGTCATGTCTTTTTTGGATTTATGATAGGAATTTTTTATTTTTATATTAAATTAGGATTAAAATACTTAGTTGTATTTTTAGGATTTTTTGTAGCAATGGTTGCGTTGCAAATTATAAATATAAAACATATTACAGAAATCAATAAAAGAAGGGAAAAATACGAAGACGACACGTTTGAAAAGTTAGGCGAATCTTTAAAAAACATTGGTGTAGTTCAATCGTTTCAAAATATAAACCAAGAAAAATCCATTTTGTATAATATTTTACACAATTATAACTATGAATATTATAAATCATTAAATTATTCTATTGCTTATGATACTATGACTAAATTAATTAATCTTATTATGGGTATTGTTTTAGGTTATATGATTTGGACGGATTACTTGAATAAAAAGATTAACAAACAATATTTATTCCAATGTTCACAAGTTGTTCTTTTGTTTATTACTATGTGTGATTCAATTGGCATTGTATCACGTTCTTTATCAGATAATTTAGGA